TACTTTTCATCTGTTAATATTACGACATCCTTTGATTTAAACTTGTCGTTTACTTTTCTTAATGTTCCAACAAAGTGGATCTTACCTGTTACTTTCATTTGTTTTATTTTAGTTTATTATTTGTTTTTTTAATTTAGATCTATATCATAGCAATAAATAGGAGTTTTATCTCCAATATATGCACCTGCTATATTAAACTCATAAAATTCTAATGCATCTTCTAATTCCATTTTATTTTCTGCAATTAATATTTGTATTATTTTATTTGATGAGTAAATCAATCTCATTGAGTTAATTTCAATTCCTATTATTGCACTATCTAATCCATCTGCTTTTATAATTTCTTCATCCGGATAGCATTCTATAATATTTTTTAACATGATTATAATTTTTGTATTAGTTCATTATAATATTCTCTGCATATTTCTATTCGTGTTTTGATATCTTCTATCATTTGCTCGTCTTTTGCTATTTTAAATACTTTTAAACGCTTTTCTTTTGGAATGTGGCCGAATGTGTGCTTAGCCTGTACAAAAGCTCTTAAATCTAAATTTTCCTCAATCAAACTTGCTTTCCAATGTTCTCGTCTTATTTCGTCTTCTACTATTTGCAATGGCGTGTCTATCAAACAATAGCATAAAAAGCTTTCCTCTTTACCTGTTAGCCACATATATCCATGCAATTGGTAAAGATAGTCTTTATTTTTTAGTTCGGTATCGAAAAAAGGAAACGTAGTTGCATCCCAACTGCTTTTAACATCTAGCAAAATTTCATTCGTGTTAACGTCAGGTGTTCCTGTTATCCAATCATTTGTAAAGTGTTCCTCGTTTTTGTATATAAATCCTATATCCAGAACATCATTGCACAAAGCAATTGAAAGATCTTCTACTTCATTACCTTTGTCGGTGTACCTGCTAGAAAATTCTTTTCTTATTCCATAAACTTCTGTAATTGCTAATTCTTGCAGGTAAGTCTTAGTAGTTTGGCTTAAAACCTCCCCCTTTAATTTGGGAGAGGTCATTATTTTACCAATGGCGGAGCATCTTATCTTCATTGTGCTATGTTTTTAAGTTGTTCAGGTGTTAATTCAAATGTCTTTAGTAACTCATCGGTAGTATATTCACCTTCTGTTATTGCTTTAATCGCCTTAGCAAGTCTTTTATCATCAATAGCAACTTTCTTTGATTCGTTTTTTACCTCGGTCTTAACTTGCTCACCACTTGCGTCTAAATCTTTATCGCTAACAATGCCCAAAATCGAACTCAATGCATAACGTCTTAAATAGGTAATCGCACTCCCCAAAACTTGGAAGTCATTTTGCCCTTTTAATTGCACCCCCTGTGGAATGGTAGTATTGCTTTCTAAATTTTCTCCACTTTCAACGTGGAATACTATGGTAACTAATTCAGTGCCATTGATTAGCTGAGTAAAACCTAAGCCGTGCTTTTTAAGTAATGGGTTAATTACTTCAAAGATTTTGGGTAAATCTGCGTAGGTGTATCCGTATCCTTGAGTAGCTTTGTGAATGGTTGGAACTTCTTGTTGAAATTCCGCTAGACTTTTAAATAAATGTTTCATTGGTTAGTTTTTATTGGTTAATATTAATTGTTTAATGCTTCTTCGTATGTGTCAAAAAATAGTTCTATTTCAGCTCGGTCATCGTATTTAATGTAATCAACACTTTGCCCAAAACAAGATGCTATTTGTATTCCATTTTCTAGAACTATATAAACGTATCCCGTATTCCTATTGAATCCTTGATCCTCAATACTTTCATTATAAGCATATTCTAAGTGAGCTTTTTGTACTAGTATCCAACTTTCATAGTCAGAAGATCCTAAGTCATTAATAAATTCAGATGTTGTCATTTGGTTAGTTTTAAAGGTTAATAAATTATTTATACACAAATATAATATTTTATTTTAATATAGCAACTATTTTTTTAATTTATTTTTATATGTTATAATTATTTCTTTTAACTCCTCTCGTGTGTATTTTTTTTCTTGGTGAGCCTTTGCTTGTAGCTCAATTAGTTTTTCTATTCCAATTCTTTTTTGTATACCCATTTGATAATTTAACAAATTGCCGTGCAGATATTGGTTGCAGTAAACACATTGACCATGTACGTTATCTTCATTAAAAGTAATTACTTTGTGTCCAGAACTTGAATAGTAATGGCCGGCGTCAAACTTTTTACCTAATGGAGACCCGCAAGAGATGCATCCTTTATTTCTATCTCTATTACGAATAAATGAATTGAAATATACTTGAGCTAGTTTATGCAGTTCCTGAACTGTTTGCAGCTTTTCTTTCATTTCTTTTTTCTTTTTGTCCCATCTTTTTTTATTTTCAAAATTAACCCATGCCCCAACACAAGCAGGAGTAAAGCAATACTTTTGATTAAAGTTTACAGGAGTAAATGCTTCTTTACAGTTTTTACATCTCATCAAATATAGTTTTTTGGTTTATATTATTGCTTTTAAAAATATTTAGAGCTATCTCTAAAATAGTTTTTCCTGCTTCATAATCTACCAGGTTACGAGCCATTTTTATAACGGATTGCTCACCTAAATATTTTTTAAAATCGTAATTATGAAATTCACATAAACCTTTTAATTCATCTTTTGTCTGGCTAATTGCAAATCTTCTATCATTTAAATCATTTGGTAAGTTAAAGTTAGTCCAATATAAATGGCGTCCCCTTTTTTTAGCTGTTATTAATGGCTCGTAATAAGGAATAACATTTTCAACTACAAATTTGCCGGTTTTAAAATAATGCTGTAAAAATAAAATTTCCTCGTACAATTTCATATCAGGATAAATTGCCTCAGTTGTTGTTTCATAATTTGAACTAGACCAATACCTAGCCCTAGAATGGCTCGGACAAGGTGGCGAACTCCATATAAAGTCAAATTCTTTGTAATGGTCTAACAAGTATTGGTGTGCGTCTGCAACTATTACTTTGTCATTCGGGAATCGTTCTTGGTATAAACGTGCTGCTTCAGGGTCTAACTCTACTGCTGTTATTTCTAAGTTGTCTGTAACTTCATCCCATTTATAACGATTACCACCTAGACAAGCATATAAATTAAGTATTTTATATTTTTTCATATTAAAAATTATTAGATTCAAGTTCATTCTGTAATTGTTTATTTTCAACTTTTAAATTCAAATTTAGACGCTCTAGCCTGTAAGCACTTTGTGAAAATTCTCGAGCTTGTTTTTCTAAAATTATAAAAGTAGTTAAGACCTCACTTAGTTCAGATTCGCTTTCAAGCATAGAATTAATTAAGTCTTTTCTGTGTTCGTTTTTTTCTTCGATTTCTTCACGGCTTACTTTTAACTTTAGTAAAGTTTTGTGTAAAATCGCCCTTGCTTTTAATAGTTCTAGTTCCATTTATTGATTTATTATTTGTTTAGTTGCATATGCTTTTTGGTATACATTTGGTGCAGGATTGCTTTGCTCAAAATAGCTTAGCCTTTCCTTATCAAACCAAATTTCTACCATTCCAATATTTCCGTTGCTTCTTGGCTTAATTTTATTAAAGTGGATTTCAGCTAGATTAAAAGTAGGATCTTGTCTATGTACTGTTATCATGCATTTACCAGAATTAAACCACTCACTTCCTCCTTTTAAATCATAAGGCACAGGCGGGTTTCGTTTTCCGTTTTCCTTCTCGGTTAATTTTGGATGTATAATCGTATGCAAATGTAAATCATTGTCCTCTGCTATTTGATTCCTATAAGGTAAAACGTATTCCAAGTATTGAGCATATCCGCCAAAATCATTATAAGGGTGATTTAAATCCTTCCAACTATCAATAGAAGCCGTATGTAATTTTCCGTGTTTTTTTATTTCAACCGCCATATCCCAAAACTGCACAGGTGTAAGTTTCGCTTTTACGTCTTCTCTTGTCAATACTTTAAAGTGGTTTAAGACCCAATCTATCGCCTGTGTAATTTCTCTATCTTGTATGGCATTTCTGTCTAATGGGTTAAAACTCTTACCTGTCTTTTTATTGATTAAATCTGCTATGATTTCGACATTAGAACCAACATCGGGGAAGTAAACTAAGTGCTTCCATCCATAAAACTTAGACGTGTTCATTAAGCACTCCATTAACACCTGTGTCTTTCCCGACATTGGAAAGCCTGTCCAATCGGTGCAGTTTCCTAGGCTCATTGAATAATGTTCGTGTAATTTAGCAAAGCCTAAATACTTTCCTTTTTGATTGTATGTATCTCTATATTTAAATAGTTCGGTAATTACATCACCAGCTTCTGTTATTTTAAATCCATTTAACTCCATGGTGCTTTCCATTTATTAGGTTCGTTTACTTCTTTTATTTCAATTGGTTTTTCCCAAGTTCTAACACAAGCTCTCCAATCTATCATTTTATTCTTACCAACCATCCAACCTTTAGCCGAATAAAAATTTAAAAATTTGTTTACATCAATTCCGTTTTTTCGTTCTATACAATACTCAAGAATATCATTATAAGTAGGTTCTATAAATATACTTCTTTCATTCTTTTCTTTCTTTACATTCTTGTTAGTGGTCGTTTGTTGGTCGTTTGTTGGTCGCTCGTTGGTCGTTTCGTTGGTCGTTAGTTGATATTTAGCGTAGTTAACTACCTCAATTATAGTACCTTGTGAACTTGTTTTGATGGTCACTTCGTTGGTCGTTTTTAGCTTGTCTAAAGAAGTTCGTACTTGTCTTACACTAAGACCTGTTTCAAGTGCTAAAATATCCCTTGACGTTATTATCGTTCCAACTTTTAAATCCATTCCTCTATATTTTTTTTCTTTATGGTTTGCTTTAAGCAGCAGGTGTAAAAAAACACGAAAGGTATTTGTATCTGAGTACCATTCCCATTCTAAAATCTGCCTATGTATTTTTATCCATCCACTCATAATCTTAATTTTTATAAACATTGTTTTGTAAACGCTTTTTAATTTTAGCCAAATCGTGGTAGTTTTTACTTTCTAATATGTCATCTACTAAATTACGCTCCTTTATTTTAATCGTAGTGTTGTTAAACTCTTCGAATAAATCAATCGTATCTATTAGGTACATTTCGTCTTTTGCTCGTTCAAATAATGCAGCCTGTGTGATTCCGTGTATAATGGTAGCGTGATTCATTCCAAAGAGTTCTGCAATTTCACGGAGAACATAATTGTTTTTTCGCAGGTAAGCAAATATAAACCATCTCCTGTGTACTTTAGTTGGTTTCTTTGTTCGTTCTCGGAGGTTTTCTATTTCAATTATTTGGTGGATTCTATCAATCAAGGTTTCCATAAGTATATGTAATTAAGCGTAAATAAATGTATTTAATTAGTTTTTTCATAGCGTTTCAATTTTTAGTATTAGTTTGGGCCACATGGCCATTATCATAATTGCATGATCTCTATCCAGTGCCTCTAAGATCCTGGTGCCTATCCTCTTTTTTCCACCCTCAAAATAGTTAAAGGTTACTTTGTAGCTTTTCATTTCTCTTGGGGTTTAGGTTCGTTAAAATCCTGCTCACTTAAGTAGTCAAGGTACAGCTCCAAGTTAAAGCTGCCACCTTTGTCATCTATTGAGCTCTGCTCTCTCCACCATAGCATCTTTCTTTTAAGGCTAAAAGTGGTAGGGGTAAATTGATTGTCGTTAGTTTCCATATTTATATACATTCATCATTGTTATAAAACCATTCCTCTACTATCTCAGTAGTTTCTTTTAGCTCTTTGTTAGTCAATTGGTAGCTTAGTCTAGTATCACCAATGCTTTGATAGCTATCTATTACCAGTGCCTCAAATACACCATCCTCAATAAAGTAACATTGAAATTCAACAGTGTAAATTATACTACCATCATCAGATCCCCACCATATAGTTAGGTATCCTTTATTTTTGTATTCAATTATATATTCATTTTCCATAATTTCTATTTTTTAATTATAAGTAACAGGCAAAGTACATCCCTACCCAAAGTATTGCAAAGGCACAGATGCCCTGTATTATTTCAATAGTTCTCATCTAGTCCTAATTTTTCGATTAATAATAAAATTGTAGTGTATTTAGTTTGTAGTCTCTGAGCTGCAGGATCTTTGTATCCGAACTCTTTTACCATCTCATTGTACTCATCTCTAAGCTCTACTGAGTAGGCTAGGATAGTAGCTGTCATTTCTTCTTTGTTCATAGTTCGGTTATTATAAAAGTGGTTAAATCATTATGGCTAGTTCCTGCCATTATTTTGTTAGCGTAAATGGTAGCATCTTCTAAATCATATGCTGAAATAATGCTTGTCCATAAATCGTTTTGGTTTTCGTCTTGGTATTCAATTTTGTAGTCTTTCATTTTGGTTAGTTTTTAAAGTTAATAATTAAGCGTAGTTAAGCATTATTGAATTTTTCATCTTTGGACAACGTGCATCAGACTTCCATTTTCTAACTTCTTTGCTTCCGTCTGTATTGTCAAAGTAGCAGATTTCAATTTCATCTCGCTTGATTACTTCTCTACTTCTCCAACCTTTGATAGTTAGAACTTCTTGGATTCCATTGCTTGTTGAACGTGTAATTGTAAATTGATTTGTCATTTTGGTTAGTTTTTAAAGGTTAGTATTAATTGTTTTGTGTTTTGTTATACGCAAATATAAAGCGTATTATTTTACTGACCAAACATTTTAACAATTATTTTTAACAAATTAACAAAGTTTTTTGTAAAACCCTTGTATCTATTACGTTTCAGGAATAAAAAAAAACGTTATCAATAATCATTATAAATAAGAAACGAGTGTAATTTACGACTTCGTGTATAAAAACGAAGGTAATCTTTACATTATAATAAGGCTACACCCTTAAAAGTGCGGTGAAAAATATGGTTATTACCTAAGTAATGGCGAATTATAGTGGAAAATTTCCGTCACTAAAACGATTATATTCCGATTATAATAGAAAATTCTACCAAAATTTGTGACAAAAAAAACCCCTGCCAAACTAACCAAAGATGCAGGGGTTTCACTAACCAATAAACTTGTCGCTAAGTTATGAAATATTTTTCTTTATTATTCTATACTTTACCCAATCTTCATAAGTTTTATTATTCACCTTAAAATATTTATTGCAAGGATTACAGGTTAACCAATGGTGAATAGTACCTGCTGTAGTAGTTACCTTCTTATTATATCTTACGTTATTTGTTCCGCATTGTGGGCATTCGTATTTATCTCCTCCTGTTAATACAGCATAGTTAACCTTTGATTGTGTGTATGAGTTAAGCTTATCAAAGACGGCCTGTAATACATTTACATCCATTTGACAATAAGCTACCATTTTAGCCATTGCTTCAGGTGATTTTTTAAATACGATGTCCTTCCAGAGATCAAGGCCTCCTGTCTCCATCTTTTTACCTACTCCTAAAAACTTAGCTATATAGTCAAGTTTATTAGAGTTAAAGTTAAAGTATCTTTTAGCCTCTTTAAGAGTGTCAATTGTATTATGCATTGGAGGCATTGGTAAACCGTGAAATATGCATCTAGTTCTCAGCCATTTCATGTCAAACCTATCTCCATTGTGAGCCACAATTTCATTTGCTTGAGCCATAACCTTTAAAAACTTCTTTAGCATTGCCTTGTCAGACTGTTTACTATCCCATTCTAAGCTATGTACCTCGTCTTCACCTTCCCATTTATAGCAGATGCATATAATGGCTCTCTCGTGAATAATATCGCCGGGGTTAATAGTTAAGTTATAACCACTTCTCCAAAATATTCCGACATTAAAACTAGTTTCTATGTCGAAAAACAATCTTTTTCTTATCATTTAAATGGTAAATAGATTTTACTAATGAATCTTAGTAACAAAAAGGTTAAAAAACCTGCAAGAAATCCCCAAAAGAATAAGCTCCAATTTGTTTTAGTCTTTGTTAACTGTACTTCTTTTCGTTTTTCCTTAGCTTCTCTGTAGATATACTTGTACTTTAGCACATCTTGTTTAAGTATCTTAGTCTTATACCTATATTCTATCCTAGTCTGCCATTTAGTTTTTGGCACATAAACATTCTTGAAAAAAACAATAGTATCTTTTGACGTTATTATCTTTTCCCAAATAATTGTGTCGTTTACTATTATAGGAATTGAATCAATAGATACTATTTGTATTGTGTCGCTGTCCTGTATCAATTTTAAGCCGTGTTTAAGAGCTTTTTTATAGTGGTATTGTGCCTTCCTTTCACTTGAGCAACTAAACAACGTTAGAACGCTTAAAAAGACTATTATTTTTTTCATAGTTCTATAAGTGTGTAAGTAAATTTATTGCCAAAAGATGCTTTAGCCTTGTTTATTATTTTCATAAACTCAACAAAGTTTGCGTTGTATCTAAATACTTGACAACCTTCGGAAAAGTAATCCACGTTTGACGGGTCTTTATATATGCTTGAGCGATGTATATTTATTCCAAACATTCCTGTGTCTGTAGTTTTCTCATCGTAGATAGTATCCTTGTTGTTATCACGGTAGACTGTTACATTACCCAAGCGTTGACATAAAGCCTCATATTTGCCGTTATGCATAGATACAGCATAAACCCCTCTATATTGTCCGGGCTTTAATCTAGCTACTCCTTTCGAACTCCTTAAAATTTCAGTTGGTTTTTTACCGGGGTCAGTAGTTATTTTCCATTCGTGGTACTGCCATACTCCCATTAATTTATAGGATACAGTTATCACATCATCAAATTCATTGGTGACTTTCTTACCGGGCTTTAAGTTTCTTACTCCTACTATATTTACGTCATAGTCTTTATCACTATTAAACCAAACATAGCCCTTATTCTGTACTGCTGTCTGAATCTGCTCTCTTGTATAGCTCATCTTTCAAAAATTTAATTTCTTTTTTTAGTAGGAAGTGCTCAAATATCATGAGGATACTGAACACAGCTAATATGTATGCAGCGTATTTCATGATCTGTAAATCATGGCTTTAATCTTCTCCTGCTGTAAGAAGTTCAAATACTTAAATAATTTTCTTATCATTTTATTGTATCTATATCCTGCTT